GTATAAATCCTCGATCATCATATATTGCTCCGAGTCTGCAGGAAGTGAACCTAGTTGTCCACGTGGCCATTTAATTCTAAACTCTGTATTTTCGTCAAGATCTTTTTCCATTATTTGTATACGAGTGTCTGCAACATTAAGACGTTCTATGATTTGAAAGTAGCCCATTGTGCCGAGCGCTACGATAATTATCAAAGACGCTACGGTCTTCATCGGCATTTGCACAGCTGCTTCTTCAGAAATTTTTAATGGTTTATTCATCTTTTGGTTTAGGTATAGGTAGTATCATATTTTCGTCGTCAGTTAAATACTTAGGTATTTTTAACTTCTTTTTACTGGGTTTTATGAACTTATCTCCCATTAATTTAACGTCTGGATTTTCTTTTTTATACTCGTCTTTCATATCATCCCAAAGACTTTTTGAGTCAGAGGGTCTAGTGTTATCTCTTGCAGGAGTTACACCTCTACATTTAGATACTAACAATCTAAAGTTTTCATTATGTGCAAGACTAGGATTGCTGTTAACTCTACCACACATTTTCATTAACTCTAACTGTTGTTTGATTGCTACGTTTTCTTTTGAGGTTTTACAGTCTGTACCTAAATATTTTCTGTAAGTTATACTAAAATTTTGTGAGTCATTATCATAATCACTTGAGTTATACGTATGATAATTTTGTGTTCTCTAACTTGATCTGCGAGTTGTCTGTATAAATTCTCTGCCATTTGCCAAGTAGACTCTGCAGAAGTTAGTCTTGTGTTTTGATCTGTAATTTTATCTTCAGCAACTTTTAAATCTCTTTGTAAACTTATAATTTCTTGTTGGTTTGAATTGATAGTATCTGTAAGATTAACTATATAACGAACGCCAGTAAATGTTCCGACTAGCACTGAAGCTACTACCGGTACCATGACTATATTTTTCTTTAATAAGTCTGCTAAGTTCATTTACATTCCTCATTTTTTCTTTTCCTCAATTTCATAAAAGAAATTGTCGGTGTCTTCTGTTTTCCATGCTCCGGTGTCCTCTACATTCCATTCTGAAGTTTGTACTTTCCAGTCTGGTATGTTGTCCTTCACAGTAAACGAAGGTAGGTCCCATATACATCGATTGTTGGGTTGTGCTGCATAGTTGCCGTTGTTTAACGCAATTATGTGAGCGCACTTATGTTCGTGCGGAATCTCTGAATGATCA